GGATTAGGGTGTACGTTGACAGGGGCCACATAAGCCGGGGCGACGGGTACCGGCGCACTGGGGTAGACAGATACCGAGCCGGGGGCCGACGGTGGTACGTTTGGGAGGGAGGCTACTCCCACCGGCACAGCCGATGCGCCGGGCGGCAGTGGGGCAGCGCCGAAATTCGCTTCGGCTAAACTCGGGCCCGAGATGATCTCTTCGCCGTAGGCCGACCGGCAGACAATGGACGGGTTCCAAAACAGGCCCGGGGACGCGCTCGGTTTGTTGTCTACAACGGAACACATCACTTGCACGAAGTAGCCGGGCTTGATCGCGTCCTTCTCCATCAAGTATTCGGGTTGGCCGCCCGCTGCAATGTGGCAAGCGCGGGGGGCTTGGCTGGACGAGAACCAGATTACCCAATTGCCGGCGTAGCCGGTGTTCTCGCACGGCTTGCGACCGCGCTTGTTCGGGATAGTCGAATCGCCGTCCGTGATCTTCCAAGCGAAGTCCGGGCGTTGCGTTTCGCCGTTCGGGAAAGCCGCGTGCGCCAAGGCCCAAATTGGCGCGCCCCACGGCTCGTTCGCCCAGTGCGCAACGCCAGGAGTTTTAGGGAAAGCGACACCGACGCTGTAGCGCACGGCGGGCTGACCCGCGTTGGCGCCGGTCTTGATCACGAGGGGCTTGCCTTCGTAGTCGGTCGTCTCGGGCGTGTAGAGCGAGCCGCCGATCATGCGGCCAACGGGGGTGGTAAATTTCAAGGGGGTAGTCATTTCTGGAACACCTTTCGTAGTATTGATAAATTGTCCGGCACCAGCTTCGGCGATACGCATCGACCAAAGCCGGGTCCAGCCCCGCCTTGACCGCTTGCTTCGGCGTGACTACCGCCTTTTTGCTCAAATCGACCTGCATCATTTCACCGAGGGCCACCACTTCGTCGGTCGGCACCATCCATGCCTGCCGTCCGTTCGTGTACTCGATAGACCAGCCGGGGACGCGCTGGCCTTGCTTGACCGCCGCTTCGACGGACTGCTCAAGACCCGAGATGCGCCCGTCGAGCGCGGCCTGCGCGCGCTTGAGCATGCTTAACTCTAGGCCAAGCGCTTGCGGCGTCAGGTCCAGCGGTACGGAGCGCATGGACAGGTCGGCGGCTTCTAAGGCCGTGCGTTGGTACGTTTCGCACGCATGTCGCCCGCTGCAATGCTTACATTTCGGGTTCACCGTCGCTACCGGGTTCGGCTCGTGCGCCGCTTCGGCCGCCGCGCGCAGGATGTTAATTTGCGCACGTAGCTCGCTGGCGCGCACGGTCAGCCGACGCACCGGGCCGTCGCGATGGTAACAACGGGGTTGGACGATAACGAGTTCGACAACGACGCTTTGCTCGGCATGTGCGTCGATCCCGAGTGCTTCCAGGATTCCGGCGGTGTAGGCCATGAGCTGCCAGTTTTCAAACTCGTCCACGTACGAGTGGCCGTGTTTGTAGTCGAAAACGAATAACCGTTGGTCGACACTTCGAAAAAACCACGCGTCCGGAGTTCCCCAGCAATTGCCGTGGACGCGGGGGATCGCGACGGGCGTTTCGACGTGTAGCCGGTCTTCGAGGCGCGTCATTTAACCGACTCCAAAACGGTTTCATAGAACAGATACGCCCCCTCGATCATTTCCTCGACCAGCACGACGCCATTCGGCGCGACGAGCCCGACATCAATCGGTTGGCCCGCGAACAATTGCTCGAACGCCCAATGCGCGGCGGTACCTTCCATTGATTCGAGCGAGTCTTCCGGCTCGGGGTATCGTTGCCACATTGAAGGGGCGGCGGCGCACTTGACCCAGATCGCCGCACCGGAGGGCGGTAGGAAAGCGTGATTACCGCTCATGGCTCTTTGTCCTCGATAATGGTGCACTCGATGTGCTCGGTCAGCAAGCGCGCAATAACCATTGAACGCATCCCGACCGGCAGCGTGGCGAACGTCGAAACGATCGCATCAACGCGCTGATTAGCGATCTCTAGGGCGTTCAAGGCCGTCATGCTGCACCGCCAAACAGTGCGTCGTGAATGGGCGTAACGAAGTCAGGACGGGCGTGCAGCGCCGGCAGATGCGGCAAGCCATGCGACAGCAGCAACTCATTAACCCGCGCTTGCGTCAGCATTCCCATTTTGATCGCTTGCGTGATCTTCGGCACCAGCTTGATGAACGTCATGACTTCGACGGCTCCAGGCGGGGGAGGAGGGGGGCTGCTGGCTGTCCGCACAGGGGCCGGAGCCGGCAAACCTTGCACCGCGCGCAGCTCTGCTTCAACCGCCGCGACGACCGCCGCATCGACCTTGCGCTTCGCCTTCCACGAGCCGTCCGCTACCTTACCCCGGCTAGACGAGTGGATGCGCGCGTCCCACGGCAAGCCCTTCGTATCGAGGACAGCACTCGTACCGGACGCAGGGACCGAGGCAGGCACGCCCGGTACAGGCGGTACGCCAGGAGCAGGAGGGGCAACCGGCGCCGCTGCAGTCGGCGCAGATGGTGCGGTCGGCACGTTTGGGACGATGCTCGCAGCGAACTCGGCTAAGGCCGTTTCCTCTTCGGTCGGCGCGCCGGTGGCGGGGTTGTCGGCGGGATGTAGTGGCGAATGGGACGGGAAAGCTGCAGCTTGACGCTCCAATCGTTCGACGTTCGTGAGATGCGGGAGAGGCACGATAAGAGTGTCGGAATGGCTCGGGGGGGTTCCCTCGTAACGGCGAGCCGAGGTAGGGCGCAGCTCTTTCAATTCTTCGTCGCTCCCCACGGCTGTGTGCACCGCTATACTTCCCGGAACGCTGGGGCTTTGCATCACCGCAACGAACGCGGCCAATGCGCGCCAGCCTAATGCGTCGCACTGGTCGGTATCAATCTCGATCTTGATTCCCATGTTGCTCCCTCTAAAAATTAATATACGGAAACGGTAAGATATTGTATATTGACGCCTCCGTCAATGCTTTTTGGAAAAATATTTTATGCCGGTTATCAACATTGATTGTCGCGTCGGTTTCTCGTTATTTCCCGATAACTCGATCGACGCGATTGTGACGGACCCACCGTATGAGTTGGGTTTCATGAGCAAATCGTGGGACTCGACCGGGATTGCAAACGACGTGTCGACGTGGCGCGAGGCGCTACGCGTTTTAAAGCCCGGCGGACACCTGCTCGCGTTTTCCGGTTCGCGGACATATCACAGAATGACGTGCGCGATAGAAGACGCTGGGTTCGAAATTCGCGATCAAATCATGTGGGTGTATGGGTCAGGATTCCCCAAGTCGCTAAACGTTGATGACGGACGCGGAACGGCACTTAAACCCGCGCACGAGCCTATCGTCATGGCGCGGAAGCCGCTTGTCGGTACGGTGTTGGCCACGCTGGGGCAGTTCGGTACGGGTGTGCTGAATATCGACGCTTGCCGGGTTGAAACGACCGATACGTGGGGGCAAACCCCGAGAAAGGGCGCTCCCGAAAGCGACGCCGGGAGCGCCCTTAATTCGCAAGCTTCCCCGTCAAACGAACTTGGTCGCTGGCCCGCTAATCTCATTCATGACGGAAGCGACGAAGTTCTCGAAGCGTTCCCTGTTGCGCCCGGTCAGATTGCCGCCGAATCCCGCTCCGATACGCCTAAGTCGTCCATCGTGTACGCCGCGAGAAAACGTGGCGACAGCCCGACTGCATCCGAAAATTCGTCGCAGTCGGGCGTCAGGCGTACCGATTCAGGGAGCGCGGCGCGGTTTTTTTATTGCGCCAAAGCGAGCAAAGCGGACCGGGACGAAGGGCTAGAAAACTTCAATAGGGGAGCATGCGGCGACGGGCGAACCGTCGCCGCAGATAACGCGTATCAGCGTGGGGTGACGCTACGCGCCAATGTTCACCCGACCGTCAAACCGAACACGCTCATGCGCTACCTGTGCCGACTGATTACGCCGCCCGGCGGTACGATCATTGACCCCTTCGCGGGGAGCGGGTCAACCGGCAAGGCCGCGAAACAGGAAGGGTTCGATTTTTACGGATTCGAACTATCCGCCGAATACTGCGCTATCGCAAACGCTAGGATCGACGCAGCATGACCGCCAAATTACGCCCCTACCAAGCCGATCTCGACGCCGCCGTATCGCACGAATGGGCGGCCGGACACCGCGTAGTAATGGCCGTCGCGCCGACCGGCGCAGGGAAAACGATTCTGTTCAGCGAACAATTACGCAAACATGTCGGCTCGTCTTGCGCCATCGCCCACCGCCGTGAACTGATCTCGCAAATGTCGCTCGCGCTCGCGCGCAACGGCGTACGGCATCGCGTCATCGGCACCGACAAAATGCGTAAAGCGTGCCAGCAATTACAACTGCGCCGACTCGGGCGGCACTTCGTCGATCCGAACGCCAAGTGTGGCGTGGCCAGCGTGGACAGTCTTGAGCGCAAACCGGAATGGGCCGGGTGGCTCGATCAAGTGACGCTATGGGTCGGCGACGAGGGCCACCATTTTTTAAAAGAGAATAAATGGGGTAAAGCCGTCCTGCTCTTCACAAACCCGAACTGCCTTGGCCTGCTCGTCACCGCGACGCCGACCCGCGCCGATGGCAAAGGGCTAGGCGCGAACAATGACGGGCTGGCGCACTCACTGGTTGAAGCGCCCTGTCTGCGGCATCTTATCCACATGGGTTACCTGACCGACTACCGGATTTACACGGTGCCCTCGGACGTGGACTACTCGCATGTGCCGGTCGGGCCGTCCGGGGAGCTGGTGCATGCAAAGCTGCGGGAAGCCGTGCATGCGTCCGGCACTTTCGTCGGCAATGTGGTCAACAGCTATCTCAAGATCGCCCCCGGCAAACTCGGCATCACGTTCGCAGTGGATGTGGAGAGCGCCATCGAATTGGCAAAGGCCTTCCGGGCGGCGGGCGTCGCCGCCGAAGTGGTGCACGCGAAGACGCCGGAAGACCTGCGCTCCGATATCCTCTCGCGGTTCGAGCGACGGGAAGTGCTGCAGCTCGTCAATGTGGACCTGTTCGGCGAGGGCTTCGATCTCCCCGCCGTAGAAGTGGTCATCATGGCGCGCAAAACCGAGTCATTCTCCCTATTCGCGCAACAGGCCGGGCGCTCGTTACGCGTCATGGTGGCCGAGGCGCTGGCCGCGCGCTGGGACACATTCTCGGATGACGAACGACGCGCGCACATCGCGGCCAGCGCCAAGCCGCGCGCGATCCTCATTGACCACGTGGGCAACGTCCCACGCCATGCCGTGATGCGCCTTGACCCGTGGCTCGGTAAGCTGGTGGTGGACCTGTGCCACCGCGAATGGTCGCTTGATCGGCGCGGGAGCCGGGCTAGCCAAGCGCCCTCCGGTTCGGTGGAGTACCGCATTTGCGCGAACCCGGATACCGGGGCGGGTGTGCCGTGCGACCAACCGTATGAACGATTCCGCAAGGTTTGCCCCTACTGCGGCTTCCCGATCCCGGCGCCGGCAGGACGCGGGTCACCCGATCAAGTGGAAGGCGACCTGTCCGAGCTGGATGACGCGGTGCTGCAGGCGATGTTTGCGCGCATCCGCGATATCGGCGCCGGTAAAGTGACCGTGCCCTACGGGGCCAATGGCGCTATCGTCGGACGGCTGCAGAACGTGGCGGCGGAGAAGCGGGAAGCGCAGCAAGCCTTGCAGAATGCCCTCGCCTGGTACGGGGGGCTATTGACCGCGCAGGGCATCACGGCGCAGTCGGATCAGTGGCGCCAGTTCTACCTGACCTTCAAGACCGACATTGCGACCGTTCAAATGTTGCCCGCGCGGGAGATGTGGGAATGGTTCGGGAAAATATCTGCCGAACTGGCGCGTTTTAGTATTGACGCGACGGTCAACGCGCAGGTATGATCCTTTCCACACGTTAATAACCGCTGGAAATAATGGCTATCCGGATTTGGCTGTGTTTAACCACAAGGAAATCCGGTTTTGTGGAGCAATGAAATGGACAAGTTTGAGTCACGTATTGAAACGGCACCCACACAGGTATTGCCGGGATTGTGGCGAGAAGCAGGCGGTCTTTCCGGACTTGTGCGTCTTGACGTTCCGGCTCAAACGCCTGGAATGGTCGTGGTCGCCAAAGCTTGTGACCAGTGGCAAACACGTCTTGAGTTGCGTTGGCAAGTATGGCCCGATCTGTTGCTCCCCGATGTGGCTAAACACGGCTAAATCCGGATACCCGAAATAATGAACCCTTCGATCTACGCCTGGGCCGTCAAGCATCACGTCTCGCTCGACGCCATCGCCGAACTGAAAGCCATGTGGGGCGACCAGGGAGGCCCGGCCACCCCGAACCGGACAACCGCCACGACCGAAGCCGGCGTGCAGACGCGCCTCCTACTCGAAGCGGCGGAGAAGGGCAAAAAGCTCTGGCGCAACAACGTCGGCGCGTTGCTCGACAAAGATGGCCGCCCCGTGCGCTTCGGGCTGGGGAACGACTCGAAGGCGCGCAACGCTGTGATCAAGTCGGGCGACCTGATCGGGATCGACCCGGTGTTGATCACGTTGGCGCACGTCGGGCGCACGATTGGGCAATTCGTCAGCTATGAGTGCAAGCGGCCCGACTGGACGTACTCCGGCACGCCGCGCGAGGTGGCGCAATTGGCGTGGATTCAGCTTGTCCTCTCCTACGGCGGTCGGGCGATGTTCGTTACGGATGTGGGGGACTTGTGAACCGTCTTGCGCAGCGCTATATCACCCGCGAACCCAATGTGACTATCGGCTCGCCAAACGACCCGTACTTATTGCGTTGGTACGTCATCCCGCGTAATCGTTTCTTCAATGTCTATCTGCATTTGTTCCTTCGAAGCGACGATGACCGCGCCCTGCATGACCATCCTTGGCTATTCAATCTGTCTATTTTGCTCGAAGGCGAATATGACGAATTGACAAAACGGAACTTCGTACGGCGGAAAGCGGGGCAATGGAAATTACGACTTGGCCCGGCGCCGCATCGCCTCGAACTTGTCAAGGGCCGCCCGTGCTGGACACTTTTCATCACCGGGCCGCGCTATCGCGTGTGGGGGTTTTACTGTCCGAATCGTTGGGTGCCCTGGATGGAATTCACCAAGGCGGAAAATCCCGGTGAAATTGGGCCGGGGTGCGACTCGTGACCTCTGTCGGCCAACAACTCGAACGCCTGATCACGCTCTGCGGAACGGCAGACGTGAACCGCTGGGAAGAGACGTTCATTCGCGGCATGTGGGCCAAATACTTGCGCGCCAACAGTTCGACGAGCGGCATGACCGGGTCAATGGTTGAGAAAATCGAATCAATTTATAAGAAACACTACGGATGATCGCTTTCTACAATGAGATCGGTGTCTGGGACGAGTGCGCGCCGATCAAGAACGCCTCTCCGCGATTTCGGACCGCAAAGACCAAGGTCCCCGCGTCGGTCGTCTCCGAGGATATGGAAACGCCATCAATGCTCAAGCGGCAAAAACATTTATAGAGGCGTATCTTGAAATTTAAACCAGACGACCGCAAGGCACAAATACTCTCCGAGGCGGTACGCCAGGCGCGCGACGTGGGCTACCAGAACATACGCCGCGAGAATGTGGCCAAGGCGCTGGGCCTGTCCGTCGGGATGGTCAACCATACGTTCTCCACAATGGCGCTGCTCAAGCGCGCCGTGATGGGCGCGGCGATCGCGCAGCGCATCCCCGAGATCGTGGCGCAGGGACTGGCGGCAAAAGACCCGCGCGCGATGAATGCGCCGGAGGACCTTAAAGCGATGGCTCGCGCAACCCTCTGACCGGCGCCGCCCATGCTCACTCTTCCGGCCGCGCTGGCGCCGATGGCGGCGTACCGCCAATTTATCGTATATCAGCTCGCCCCGAGCGCAACCCGACCAGGGAAGACCGATAAATTCCCTGTCCACCCCATCACGTTGCGCAAGCACGACGCCGGAGACACCGCGACCCATCTATCGGCCGAAGAGGCAATCCAAGCCGCTCAACGCGCCGGACCGGGGTATGGCGTCGGTTTCTACTTTAGCAAGCATGACCCTTTTTGGTTCATCGACATTGACAATTGTCTGGTAGACGGCGCATGGTCGGAAACCGCCGCGCTCCTTTGCCGTGTATTCGCGGGGGCAGCCGTCGAGGTATCCAGCTCGGGGCGCGGCCTGCACCTGTTTGGCACCGGGGCGGTGCCGCCTCACGGCACACGCGACAAGGCACGCGGCTTGGAGTTTTATACGTCGGGCCGTTTTGTCGCCTTGACCGGGCTGCACGCACAGGGCAACGCTGCACAGGACTTTACGCTCCTGTTCCCGTCGTTCGTCTCTCAATGGTTCCCGCCCGGCGCCGAACAGGCCACCTCCGCCGGCTGGACGACCGAGCCGCTGCCCGAATGGCGCGGGCCGACCGACGATGACGAGTTGATACGCCGCGCATTACGCTCACAGTCGGCCGGATCCGCGTTCAACGGCAAGGCCGCGTTCGCCGACCTTTGGCAGGCCAATGCCGACGTGCTGGCCACTACCTACCCGCCCGACCCGAATAGTCAAGAGGCCTACGGCGCGTCCGAAGCCGATAGCGCGCTGGCGTCGCAATTGCTCTTCTGGACCGGCAAGAACTGCGAGCGCACAAAGCAGCTCATGCTCCGCTCGGCGCTGGCGCGTGAGAAATGGGACGCGCGTGAGGTGGACTACCTGGAGCGCACGATCCTGGCGGCCGCGAGCGTGGTACGGGCGGTGTGTGTGGACAAAGAGAAGACCCTTCCATCCTTGGCAACCGAAAAAGAAGGGAAGAAATTCGGCCCGGTCATCTTCGCCGTCGATCTGGCCGACTTCTTCGAAGGCTGCGTGTATGTGCAAGACAACAACGCCATCCTGCTCAAGAATGGGGACCTAGTAGACCAGCCGAGATTCAACGCCGCCTACCCCGGCAAACTATTTTGCATGGATGCGCAGAACGAGCGCACGGTTAAAATAGCCTGGGACGCCTTCCTGCAAAACGCCGTCGTAATTCTGCCCCGCGCGCAAGGCACGTGTTTCCGGCCGGACCTGCCTTTTCAATCCATGATTGAGGAGAGCGGGCGGACCTGGGTCAACGTGTATAAGAAACCCGTGGTGCAAATGTGTAATAGCGATGTGGCGCCGTTCATCAAATTGATCCGCACCCTGCTCCCGCATGGCGACGACTGGTTAATTCTCGACGCCTTTCTGAAAGCCATCGTGCAGTATCCCGGCGTCAAATTCGACTGGACCGTGTTCTTGCAAGGCGTGCCGGGCAACGGGAAAAGCACGATCATTCAATGCCTGCGTTATGCATTGGGCCGGAAGTACATCTTTAATGTCAAGCCGTACATGATCGACGGGAATTTCAACGGGTGGCTGGAAAATAACGTGCTGTACGTCGGCGACGACATTTACACCTACACGGACCGGGCCGGTGTATTCGAAGCGTTAAAGTCGATGATCACGGAGCGGGAGCACGCCGTTACCTACAAGGGCATCGACTCGGTACAGAAAAATATTTGCGGAAATTTCTTCTTCATGGACAACCATCAGGACGGCATCCGCAAGACGCCGGACGACCGCCGTATATGCCCGCTCTTCTGCGCCCAGCAGAATAAAGACCAGCGCGACGCCGACGGCCTGACGCCTGCCTGGTTCGCCAAAGTCTATTACCCGTGGCTCCAGTCCGGGGGGTTCGAAGCGGTCGCCTACTACCTGCACCACGGCAGCATCGACCCGCGATACAACCCCGCCGAGACGTGTACCGAAGCCCCCGCGACTAGCTCTACAACGCTGGCGATCGAGTCGAGCATGACGATGCTGGAAGAGGATATCTCCGAGCTGATCGAAACGCACACGCCCGGCTTCCGGGGCGGCTTCGCCAGTGTGACCATGTTACGCCGCACGCTGGACAAGAAAGTATCCCGGCTCAAGATTAAAGAGGCGCTGGAACGGCTCGGGTACGACCAAGCGGGGCGAACGGGGCGCGATGTGATGCCGGACGCTACCCGGTCCATTCTTTACGTCAAGCGGGGTCAAACGGCGCCAGACCTTGCGCGAGAATACGAATCGGCGCAGCTCCGAAATGCTTTACCGCTAAACGGTGACGAATTCCGTCTTGATGCGGAATAGCTCCCAAAACGCGGGATGCATACGCCTATCACCCTGCTCCCATTTTTGCCATGCGCCCAGGCTCGCATGGATCAGCGCGGCGGCATCGGTTTGGGATAGCTGCGCAGACTCGCGCGCGGCGCGTATTGCGGCTGCACTCGGATTGGATTGTGGCCCTTGTGGGCCACGGTTGGGGTGGTTCATTTTTACCTGTCCACTATTTCATCGATGCGCTCATAGTCCCCATTTTGTACTGCTTCGGCGAGATCGGCGGGCGCTTCGTCGTAGTTAAAAAATACATGAGGGATGTAATTTGGCTCTGCCGCGTCCCATGCTGCACGCTCATCATGCAGCTTACGCATGATGCAGTTAGCTGCGGCGCGATGAGTGCCATTTAGCATGTTGCCGCTACCCTCTTGACCGTCAATTAGAATTGCGGGGATCGTGTCGCCACGGCGTGCGGAGCGGATCAGGGAGCGCACTTTAGACCAGTCGCGGACTTCGTGGATCGGATTAGATCCAGCCCATGAAGGGTAGAAATTTTGGTCTAGCGCCATGATATTTCTCCAGCCCCTGTTCCCGAGGCGCGGTTGGCAGTGAGTGCCGATGAATTCAGTATACGCCCATTGGGCGCAATGTCAAGCGCTTTTATCAAATATCTTACGCCGATAGATTAGATTTAAATCCCTCCAAAACCCCCGTGAGGCAGTCCAGGATCTCGCCCTGTCGATCCGGGTGAACCGCTACGATCAAGTCGCGCAACCCCCGGAATACGAGGTGGGCCGGCTCAGGGAGCGTGGTAGCGAAGAGCAGGGGATTCCCGCGCTTTGTCTGAATCCCGAAATCTCGTTTCGCCTTCATCACACTGGCTGAGAGCGCCACGCACGCCACGCAGTTTCCGCTAGACGTATACCGGTCGGCCTGGTGGCCACGTCGGCACGGAATCCCCGAGCTGTAAAACTTCTCGCCTTTTAGCAGCGCTTCGTCCCGATTTCCCATATTTCCCCCATTTTTGACGGCAGACGGCAGACGGCAGAGGCTTTTCCATACCGGCGTCAGTAGGATTAATTATATATACATTTTATTTATGCGCAAGAGTTTTTAAACAAATATAATATATAAAATAAAACTGTAAATAATACAGGGTAGCCCGGTATAGAAAGGCCTCTGCCGTCTGCCGTCTGCCGTCTGCCGCGTATTGCTCAAACGCTACGAATGCCCTATGATGTGGCTACTATGCAACGCAAACCCCACGAATTGTTAGATGTCGGCGGCATCGATCTGGTGTGTGATCTCCTGCTCGACGGGAACACCTATATCCGTATCGCCGAGGCATATAGCATTTCGCGCTCGTCACTTTTGCGGTGGATCGAGAGTGACCCGGAGCGATCCGCGCGCGCCCGAGTCGCAAGAATTAAGGCGGCGGCGGCATGGGACGAGCTGGCCGAAAAGGGCATCGCCGAGGCGACCAACAAGTTTGAATTGGAGAAGGCCCGCGAGATCGCGCACCACTATAGATGGCGCGCCAAAGCCATCGCCCCGCGTGACTACGGCGACCGCCCCGTGCTGGAAGAGACAAAGCCCGGCGACGGCGACTTAAAAATACATGGGGGATTCCCCGTCGATTGACCTTCTTAACGCCGTGAGGCGCTGGACGATGCAATGCCCGATATCTACCTGCCGACCCCGCACGCGGGTCAAATAGCCGCCTGGCGCGCGCGTACCCGGCTCAACGTCGTGCGATGCGGCCGCCGCTGGGGCAAGACCAAAGACCTCGTGATTAAGGCCGCCAATGCCGTCACGCAGGGTAAGAGCGTCGGCATCTTCGCCCCCGAGTTTAAACAGCTCTCGGAGCCGTTTGACGACCTGCGGGAGGCGCTTTACCCGATCAAGGATTCAATCGACAAGCAAGGCGGCCGGATCCGTACCCGGTTTAATCGCGCCGTCGGCAAGTTGGATTTTTGGGTCTTGAACGACAACGAGCTGGCCGGGCGCGGACGCGAATACGACCTGGTGCTGATCGACGAAGCGGCTTTCACCAAAAATGGTCAGATGCTCAATATCTGGCAAAAGTCGATCAAGCCCACGCTGTTGACGACGCGCGGCTCGGTCTGGGTCTACAGCACGCCGAACGGCGACGACCCGGAAAACTTTTTCTGGGCGCTCTGCAACGACCCGAAACTAGGCTTCAAAGAATTCCACGCCCCGACATCGACCAACCCCTACGTCCCGGCCGACGAGCTGGAGAAGGAACGTCTTAACAATCACCCGTTAGTATTTAAACAAGAGTTCCTCGCGGAGTTTGTGGACTGGTCGGGTGTCGCATTCTTTAGCGCCGACTCGTTGACCGTCAATGGCGCCGGCGTGCCGTACCCGATGAATTGCGATTGCGTGTTCGCGGTGGTGGACAGCGCCATGAAGGATGGCAGCGGCAACGACGGCACAGCGGTGGTTTATTTCGGGCTGTCCAAACATTTCGGCCACCCGCTGACGATTCTCGATTGGGAGATCGCACAGATCAACTCTGACCTCTTAACCACGTGGTTACCGAATGTGTTTGGCCGCCTGGAGCAATTGGCGAAGGAATGCAAGGCGCGCAACGGCTCGATAGGCGCGTTCATAGAGGACAAGGCGTCGGGCATCACGCTTAACCAGCACTCGGCGCGCATGGGTTGGCCGGCACAGCCTATCGCCGGCGATATCACCGCAGTGGGCAAGGACGGACGCGCGGTGAATGCGTCCGGGCCGGTTTATCGCGGTGAGGTAAAGATTTCCGGGCTTGCGTATGATAAAGTTGCGGAGTATAAAGGGCAAACGCGCAACCACCTCATGAGTCAGGTCACCGGCTACCGCTTAGGCGACAAGGATGCGGCCAAGCGCGCGGATGACCTTTTCGACGCGTTCGCCTATGGCGTCATTATTGGCTTGGGCGGCGCGGACGGATTTTAACCTCTTAACGTCGTGAGACGCTGGAGCATTTTATGAGTAATTCCGATTTTCCGAATGCGCAGAATCAGGCGGCGGGGGCGATTCCGGTTTGGAGTGCGCCTGCGCCGGTCGGTAGCGGGCATACCGGGATAAGCGAGTCGGGCACCGTGGGCGCATCGAGCGCACTCATCGTAGCGGCGGCCACGTTCAGGTCGTCGATGACGGTGCAAAACACCAGCACGAACGGTAACACGCTCTATATCTCGTTCAACAATCCGGCGCTGGCGACGGACTTTGCCCTCGCGGCGGGCGGTGCGCTGACCTACCCATACGGCATTGCGAACGCGCTCTACGGCATCGGCTCGGCGGCGGGCACCACTTTTGCAGTGACGGGAGCCTAGCATGCTGAAGCGTCTCCTATTGCTCGCCGCACTCCTCCCGTTGTTCGCATTTGCGCAGTACCAGCCGCCCGGCGTCCAGTACGCAACGGCGTTTATCGCGGCGGTGACGTACTAGCATGGCCTCACTGACCTTCGACGGCTCCGTACTGAGCAATCCGCTGCAAGAATTCCTCATGTGTGAGGGATTGCAGGCGGGCGACCCGGCGAGCTATCAGCTTTGCAAGACGATCTACGAATGGCACCCCTACGGCCTGAAAATGGCGCAAAAGCCCTTGCGCATTGCCATGTCCGACTCGCGCGAGATCACGGTATCGGCGGCGCCGGGCGATGCGGTGCGGGATGCGTTTATCGCCGAATGGGAGGCGCTGGACGTGGACGGCCACATTATGAACGTCGGCACGCTGGCGCGCGTCTACGGCATCGCCTCGTGCGTCTACGGTGCGCCCGGCGTCGACACGAACAAGCCGATTGAGCCGACCGACTTGCCGGGCCTGAAAATCTATTTCAATGACCTGGACCCGTTGAACACGTCGGGTTCGCTGGTTCTTAACCAGGATCCGAACTCTCCCGACTTCCAAAAGCACGCGGCCATCGCGGTGGCCGGCAAGCCGTACCATCGCTCCCGCTCGGTCACGGTCATGAACGAGAAGCCGATCTACCTCAGCTATACCTCGTCGGGCTTCGGCTTCGTTGGCCGAAGCGTTTATCAACGCGCGCTCTACCCGCTCAAGTCGTTCATTCGCACGATGATCACGGATGACATGGTCGTTACGAAAGCGGGCGTTATCGTTGCGAAAATGAAGCCGGCCGGGTCAATCGTCAACAATTTGATGCAGAAAGCCGCCGGATTGAAACGGGCGCTGTTGCAGGAGGCGCAGACGAATAATGTACTGTCCATCAGCATCGAAGAGTCAATCGAGACGCTGGACATGACAAATATCGAGATGGCGCTGACCACGCCACGCAAGAACATCCTGGAGAACATCGCGGCGGCCGACGACATGCCGGCGCGCATGCTGACCGAGGAGACGCTGGCGGAAGGGTTCGGCGAGGGGTCGGAGGACGCGAAGAAGGAAGCACTGTACATTGACCGGATTAGAATGTGGCTACGGCCCCTCTATGAGTTTTTCGAGCCGATCGTCATGTACCGGGCCTGGTCGCCGGCATTTTTTGCCACGATGCAAGCGCAATTCCCCGACATTTACGGCGATGTGTCGTATGAGGAGGCGTTCACGGCATGGCGCAATTCGTTCAAGGCGACGTGGCCCAGCACGCTAAAAGAGCCGGAGAGCGAGAAGTCTAAATCGGACAAGGTCAAGCTGGACTCGATCACCGGACTGCTCGCGGCGCTCATGCCGTCGATGGACCCGGAGAATAAGGCGATTCTGATAGGCTGGGCGGCGGACAATTTTAACGACTTGCGGTCTCTCTTCACGTCGCCGCTTGAGCTGGATCTGGAAGCGCTCGAAGCGTATGTGCCACCGGAACCGGAAGCAGGGGGCGAACCCCCCGAAAAGAAGGGTTCGAGATGATCTTCGACCCCGATTATGCGCGAGCTTTTTCGATCATTCGCTGTACGGCTTGGTCTTACGGATATGCGGCAACGTTGCATGGCTCGTACACTCGCGACCTGGATATCGTTTTGATTCCGTGGACGGGGACCGCTACGAAAGAGGCGCGGCCACTGGTGAAGCTTTTGTCTGAGCGTCTCGGGTGGCCGGTCCAGCACGAGGGATGTGCGACGGAGTTTGCCGAAAAGCCGCACGGGCGCAAAACTTGGACGCTGAATGCCCCCGCGTTTGGGGACCCGCGATGGATTGATATTTCGGTCATGCCGATGGGGAGCAAAGATGCCTAGTATACATGAATCACGCTACAAACCGTGAACTTCTACCAAGTCATTCAAGCCGCAATAGCCGACATCGAAGCGCACGGCTTTGACAGCCAAGCGCGTATCGACGGCTGGATCGAGCGCGTCGATACGGCCGCGCGTGCGTCTTTTTTCATCCCCGAACGCACGCTGCAACAAATGCTCTCCACCACACTGGCGACCGTCTTCAAGCGCGCCGTCGAGCGCGGCGGCGTTCTCAAGATGCACCCCGGTGTGTCGCGGTTCACCCTTGACCGGATTGCGCCGCGCCTGCGCAATGAGCTGGACCGGCGCATCATGGCGAGCGTCCAATTGGTCAAATTGAACCGCGAACAGGCGATGGCAAAGACCCTGCAGCGCTTCAGCGGGTGGGCGACCAGTATCCCGGCGGGTGGTAGCGACGTGGTTGACACACTGGAGGTGAAGGACGATCTCAAGAAGGCGCTGAAGAGCCTATCGTATGAGGAGCGGCGCGTATCGATCGACCAAGGGCATAAGCTTCTAGCCACGATTAACGACATTGTGGCGACGGACGGCGGCGCGATTGCGGCGGAATGGCACAGTCATTACCGGCAACCCGGCTATGATGCCCGACCTGACCACAAGGAGCGCGACGGCCACATCTACCTAATTCGTGGCAACTGGGCGCAGGAGAAGGGGCTGTGCAAGGCGGGCGCCGCCGGCTATACGGACGAGATCACGCAGCCCGGCGAAGAAGTATTTTGCCGGTGTAATTACCGCTACATTTACTCGCTGCGCGGTTTGACCGACGACATGCTTACGGCGAAGGGTCGGGCGACGCTGGTGCAGCGGAAGGCGGCGTAATGCCATTTTCTTTCCAGGGGCGGTCCATCACGCTCAGCATGCGGTTCACGGCGTGGATGCGTCCTGAAAACCGATTGAAACTTGCGCGGCACCCATGCGGGTACATACCGGGCGGGTAATAGACGATGTACGCCGTGGGCTCTTCGATGAATCTCGCGCACATGTGGTGCGTCTTTAGTGCAGTTAAAGCCGCTTTAAGATTTTCCATGTTTTCGTGGGGCGTCAGTGATTTGCGAGCGCGCAATCGCGCCGGCGGTTCGCAAGTCGTCGCACCGTTGCGTTCGACGCGCCACATGCACGCGCCTTCCAGGCAGAGGGGACAGTTTTTCACGGCAGAATATTCCAATTTTCGTAAGCTTCCCGTGGCGTAGCGGGAAAGTCGGTACTGACGAACCCCCGTCCCTCACATACCCCGCAACGAGCCTTGCGAAGCTCGACGGCGCGGCAATTTGGACAGATGAAATGCGCGGCGGAAGGCGTCACCGCCGCTACCATTTCCGACCGAACGCGCCGTAGCAAGTCCTTCAGCGCTACGATCTCATGCCCGAGTTCTTCGATTTCCAGCACGTTCATGGTTTGCTCGCGCCGGGCTTTCATTGCGAGAATCTGCGCCGTGACGGCTTGCTGCAGCCGGGCGAGGGCAGGATTGGTGAAGGCGGTCATTCTACTCCCCCTAGAAGTTTAGTTAGTCGAGGTCGGCGCAGGATTAAGCGCGTTGCGTTGATCAATGGAGGTACTTTAGTTGAATAATTCAACCCTGTCAAGCGTTTTTCCGTGTGTTACTATCGTGCCACTATGCCGACCACGACCAAAGCCGACAGCGAACTAGACAGCCCGAACGGCGCCGGTATCGTGCTGATGTCCGCCGGCCGCGTCCTGTTATTGAAGCGTGGCGACGGCGGCGACTATCCCGGCCATTGGTGCTTCCCGGGCGGCCATGTTCACATCGCCGAGCTGTCCGAAGCCGCAGCACGCCGCGAAACGTTCGAGGAAACCGGTTTCGCCGTCCTCGGCACGATCCGCCAGATCGCCGCATCGAGCGCGGGCGAGGTGAGTTTTACGACATACGCCCGCCACGTTCCGCCCTTCGAGCCGGTGATATCCGACGAGCATACCGAGGCGAAATGGGCCAAGCTTGGGGAATTGCCCGAGCCGATGCACCCCAACACGCTTTGGACGTTGCAATCGGGCGCGCTCGATCAGATCGATCCGGCCAAGCTTAACGAGCTGGAAATCGCCCGGCTGATGGCGGCCGGCGAACTGGACAGTCCCCAAAGCGTGGTCAACATGCAGCTATGGGCGATGCGAATCACCGGCACGGGCACCGCGTACCGTTCGGCGCTCGATGAATTCGTGTACCGGCCGCCCGAAAATTATCTGAACGACGAGTTCCTTGCGCGCTGCAACGGCCTGTCCGTTATCTATGAGCATCCCGAGAAACGCACGCTCGACAGCGAGGAGTTCGCCGACCGTATTATCGGTTCGATCATGCTTGCGTACATCAAGGACGACGAGGTGTGGGGCATCGCCAAAGTTTATGATGACCACGCGAATGCGGTCATGGGCGAAAAAAAAATGTCCACATCGCCTACAGTTGTGTTTCGTAATCTCGAAGATAATAGTACAATTGAACTTGACAACGGCGCGGCGATTCTGATAGAAGGAAAGCCAAGCCTGCTGGACCACCTTGCAGTGTGTGAGCTAGGCGTATGGGATAAAGGCGGCGAGCCTGCCGGCGTTCTCAATCAAAACCTTGGAGCCGTGGATATGACACCCGAAGAAATGAAGGCGAAAGCCGACGAGTTTGAAGCGAAAGCCAAGGCGGACGCCGAAAAATGCAGCGAACTGGAAAAGAAAATCGCCGATATGCAGGCCAAAATGGATGCGATGCCGGCCGCCGCGATGGAAACCGCTGCGGACAAGGCGAAAGCTGACGCGGAAGCTGCGGAGAAGGAAGCCAAGGAAAAGGCCGACGCCGACGAGCTGGAAAAGGCCAAGGCGGACGCCCAGAAATTGCGCGCCGACGTGGATTCCCTGCGCGCCAGTATGACCCTCTCGGACGCTGACCGCGCCAAGATCGCCGAAGTCCAGATGCGCGCCGACTCCGTGTCCCATGCGTTCGGCGACAGCGCCCCCGGCCCCGTGATCGGTGAGTCCGTCCCGGCGTACCGTCGTCGTCTGCTCGGCAAGTTCAAAGAATACTCGGACGCCTGGAAAGCCGTGCCGCTGGAAGCGATTACTGACGCTGCGCTGGAGGTGGTTGAACGGCAAGTGTATGCTGACGCCGCGACCGCCGCGCGTAGCCCGACCAGCGTCACCGGCGGCGGACTGCGCGAGATTCGCCGTACCAGCCCCGGCGGCCACCAGATCAGCGAGTTTATCGGTGATGTGAGCGTCTTTACCTCGGCGTTCAAGCCGCCGGTGCGCCGCTTCGTGTCGCAGATTAACAAGGGCGATACCCGCCATTAAACCGTAACGAATTTAACTTAACGCCGTGACGGCGCTGGAGAAAGCAAGATGAGTACAATCCTCGGTTTTAATCCGATGGCCGTGACCGTAGCGGCCGGCTTCTTCGGCGTCTCGTCGGACGGCTTCACGCAAGGCATCGCGCACGATGACCCGGCGGTGCGATATCAACTAGCCGGCGGCTACTTGGCCGCTACCGAAACCCTGCCAATGTGGGGCGGCGTAGCGATCAGCGAATCGTTGGGCGCGGTCACCAGCAACGGGCATTACGGCCCCGCGATCACCCGCGCGGCGTCTACCTCGGCGATTACCGGCTTCTCGGTATTCAACCAGGCGCACAACGGTATCAACTCCCCGGAAAATCAAGTCCCGGTAATGGCGTCGGGCATGACCGTGCCCTTCTATCGGCTCGGTTCGCTCGCTCGTATCCCGCTTGCCGCAGACCCGTCGCTGGTTGCGTCGCTGGCATCCGGGTTGATCACGCAGCAGGTTACCTGGGACATCAACGCACAACGCCTGGTCGCCTATGACTCGGCCACTGCGACGGTTGCCGTGTCGTCCCTGACAGCTTCCTGGTCCAGCACTACCGGCCTGTTCACGATGACGGTTGTCTGTAGCGCGGCGTCGAACGTCGGCGCGGTCGGCGACACGATCAACATCAGCGGTGTGACCAACACCGGCACCGGCGGCGCGGGCTTCATCAATGGCACTTGGACCGTTACCCAGTTCACGGACAATGAGCATTTTCAGTTTCAGATTCCGGGCACGGCGTCGGGCCAGATCGGCACGATTGGGGGCACGATTGTCCTGAACCAGAACACCGGCGCGCTGGCTTGCAAAATCCTGCAATTGGGTCAAGGCAATAGCCGGATCGTGGGCTACAACGCGCAAACTGCTCTGGCGAACTGGCTCAATAACCAGTCTTGCATCCTGGTGCAGATTTAAATTTAACCTAACGCCGTGAGGCGCCGGAGATTATAAAATGGCAGCAATTACCCCCAGCTTTACGCGCGTTTCGCCGTCCTACGTGATGCCGGAATGGATTTTGCAATACCAGCAAGCCTCCGGCGCTTTTGAGCTGTTGGCAAATGGCGATCCGTTGATCCGCTTGTCGGAAGGCGATCAGTACGTGTACGGGAAGACCCTGTACCTGAAGACTGAGATCGCGGTCGGGCAGGTCGCTTACAATCAGCTCCCTTCCGTCTCGATGGAAGCCGCGCAGATTCGTATGCCGACCTACCTCATGCGTGTGCGCGCGGAGTACGACCACCACGACACGGCCGCCGCCGGCAATTGGGATCTGCCGATCGATAACGCCTTCCGCCTCGGCATGCGCCAAGGTATCTTCCAAGGCTTGCGCGACTTCGAGCTGTACGGCGTCAACCCGCAAAACGGCGAAGGTTTGACGAATACGCCGGGCGCGACTTCCGTCTCGTTGCCGCCTGATTCGAACGGCAATTCGACGTTGGTCACGTACGACAATGGCCAGCTCGCTATCTATGTGCTGGGAGTGATCCAGGCATTGAAGACCCGTACCAACCAGTTCGGCATGGCCTCCCGCGTCGTGCTGACCGCCCCGCAGCGCGTCCTCGGCACGATGGAACTGCAGAACGTCGTCCAGCTTACTCAGTTCCAACGCGAAGGTGCGGGTTCAAGCACTACCCTGGCGATGATCAAGGACGTTGTGGAGAAGAACGGCGACTCGTTCGAGTGGACATATGACGACACGCTGATCGGCAAGGGCGCCGGCGGTAACGACTTGCTGGTGTTCGCGGTCCCCGAGATTAAGAAGCCAATCGGTGGTCAGATCAATACCAATGAATTCGCGGGCTTGGCGCCCGGTTTGTCGGCCTGTACTTTGATGTTTGCCGACATGGCCGCCCCCCGTGAAATTCGCACCCCATTGCCTGGTGGCGCAATCGACATCGTGTCGGAAATGCGCGCAACGCCGGGTTGGGGCATCCGCCCGGAAGCCATCACGCTTTTGAGCGTCCAATACCAGTAATATCGACTCCCCTAGCGGTATTGCGGGTATCAATAGGGGGCTGGCGCAAGCTGGCCCCTTTCGCATCTAGGGGAACTAGGGGATTGTTATGACCAAGCTCTACATCATGAATTGTAAGAAGCAAGACGAAGTGTTCGCCTTCCGTGTGCCGGAGCTGGACAAGGCCGGTAAGGTTGTCCGTCACGGGCAGTTGATCACGCAGACGATCCCGAAAGGCGGTCAACTGCAGGTCTACCGTGATGTCGACGAGCCGGTACTGCGCGCCATTCTCGCGCAGCACGCGCGCTACGGTATCGCTGCGGCGGCCGACATTGACCGCACCAAGCCGTTCATCAATCTGGCGTACCAGTTCGACAAGCCGTTCAGCCCGAATCAGATCATGTACGGGTTCCAGCACAATACCGACGTGTTGGTAGACCGTGGCCGCGAGCAACGTGACGGGGCAGCTGTGGCCATCAGCCAAGGCCTTGACCAGCGCGCGCAGGACCACGGCGGTAAAGTGCGCGAGATGGATTTGGTCCTGGTGGACGACACCAAGGGCGACTCGAATACCGGCATGGATGAAACGATCCGCGTAGACGCGCATGCCGGCGGCAAACCCGGCAGCAAGCGTAAAGCCGGGCGCGCGGGCGCGCGGGGCTAAACATGCCGACGCTCGCGGGGTTCATCCTCTTCATCCAGCAAGTGATGGGCGTTACGTCCAATTACCTGCCGACCACGGAGCCGGTCATCGCGACGGCGTTCAATGTGGCCCTGTCGATTGTGAATCCCGCGTTAGCGTGCATCGACTCGTCCATTTACGCCTCGGCGGTCTATAATCTGGCCGCCGATAACTTGCTCAATTACGCGCCCGATCAGGTTGCGACGATTACCGGCATCACGTGGGCGAGCGGCACCGCTACGGCGACGACCCTCACGGCGCATGGCTTTGCGACGGGCGACACGCTTCTGATCTCAGGTAATGCGCCATTGGCGTATAACAGTCAGCCCGGCCCGGCACAGAGCGTGCTAGGGACGCAAATCGTCGTTACGGGGGCCGACACCTTCACCTATCCGATTGCGTCGAACCCCGGCACGTTCACGCAGGGCGGGACGGCAGCGGAAATTTACTTCTTGTCGTTACGGCAGCGGTTCAACCTTACCGGGTTCACGGGCGGCGTAATCGCGTCGAGCGCCGACGAGTCCACTTCGCAATCCCTGCTCAATCCTGAGTTCATGAAGGGGCTGACGCTGGGAAACCTGCAAAATTTAAAAACGCCGTATGGACGCCAGTACATGGCGTTCGCGCAGGACTACGGCCAGCTTTGGGGGCTGACGTAATGTTGCTCCATCTCGGCGTGATCGATGTAGGTTACTCGGACGAGAAAGGTACATCTACCGGCGACGTGGCGGAGTATTTGGAGCAGAAATACGACGTAATGGGCAACTTTGTTGCGCTGCACATGCCGGAAATTGTCGAGTCCGTTGAAGTGTCAGTCGCCGAAGCGATTGAAGCGTTAATGGGCGGCGCACCGGCTTCGCTCAATCCGTTCGGAGGCGCCACCGAGGATATCAAGCAGATGTTCGGCACGTACCTCGACAATGAAGAGATCGCCGAGACCGGACAAGCTGGCGTGCCGACACAAGCCGCGCTCGATGGTGTCCGCACCAGTCTAAAAAAGAAGAAAGAAATTAAAAACGTCAAGACGTACCGTAGCCGGGTGCGTGGCACGCGCCGCCCGTCCTTCGTCGATACTGGCATGTACCGAGATTCGTTTAAGGCGTGGGTAGAGTAAATGGCCACGCTTGCCGAGTCCGCGCCCAACGCCTCGCCGCTCAATGCCGCGCTGGTGGCCGGCGTCGAGAACGTCTCGCAGCAACAGACGATTACGTTCATCGAGTACCGGCGCATTGTACTCCCGCTCGACGGCTATATATTTTGGGTCAATGCCGGCGCGTCCTTTACCGCGCAAGGATCGTTCCACATCGCCACGAAGTTGGAGCAGCGAGAGGATGAGACAATAGGCGTCAATCGCGTTGTCTTTACCTCGGCTCAAGAGCTTCAAGACTTTAACGCCGTCGCCCCCGGCACAATGTATATCGGCTCGTTCGGCGAAGCGCGCTTCGCGTTCTCGCAGCAGGCCAATTTTTACCAGCAGTCCGGCCTCTACCACTATTCCGGGGAAGCGCTCTACCCCGCGCTGGCCACGCAGGTCATCGACAATCCCGCGGCGCTCGACTTGTCCGACGTCATCGTGTCGAATAGCCTACCCTTGTGGCTATCGTTGGGCAGCGCTACGGTGTTCGGCAAGACCGCTCCGACCTTCCCTATCTACCCTTCGTTCCTTGTCCCCCAGGACGCGCCGCCGCCTTATGCGAGCATCCATATCGGCGACTCAGACACGGAAGCAATCGGGTCGGCCCCCTCGTTCGATTATGAGGATTC